CCTGCCTCCAGCTGTCGCGCCTACGGCTGAAGATGATAAGTTTGTACCTAGCTTCTTCCAGTTTACAGAGGTCGAACGGTTGATGAATACTGTGCGCAATTTCGGGGATGCTTCTCGCATCATCAAAAGGGCAAAGTACTGTGAGTGTTGGAAAAGAGTCTACTTGGGATGGTGTGAAGTCGTTTTGAGCGACAAACAAGATTTCAAGTGCGAGAGTGCGCAGTTCGAAAAATTCTTTCCGAAATTTGTTAAGCATGAAAATTGTTGCAATATGGACGAAGAGCATGGAGACAAGTCTACTTTGGTGGGACTGCATGTTAACATGATTCGAGCGCACTTGGTTGGGATGAAGGCGAACATGGAGACGGAACTTGAAGCGGGCGCAAGGCGGAAGGCTGAGCGTAAGCGGAAGGTTTCGGAACTTGGAGCCGAGGTGAAAGAAGCTGCTGAAGTTGAGGCGTTAGCCACCAATGGAGAAGCTGAAGTAGCAGTGTCAGATTCTGGTGTTTTGCACCCAGCATCGCAGAGCAAAGAAGTGGGCAAGAACGGCACCTATCGGTCTTTCCGTGCCAAGCACAAGGCGAAAGTTTTTGGCTTGCTGAGAAGACCTATGGAGAACGTACCTGACGATTTACTTGTTCAAAAGATGCACGGCGAAGAAACGTCAGTTGAGTACACACCCCAGGGCTTGGAGGACGACAAGGCCACTTGCAAAAAGGACTTACAAGTCTTACAGCGTAAGTTGGTCAGCCTGGCAGGGGCGTCAGACTCGACAGAAGAAGAGGTTGTTTTGGAATGTAGAGGAAACGTGCGGCCGTGTGCGCCGCCTGGAGATGATGAAGAGGATGACAGAGCAGAAGTGGAATTGGAGACTGCGCAGGCTAGAAGTGTTAGCACGACGGACTACGCAAATGTTTTGTATGACGTGAAGAGAAGTCTAGGTAACGACGTTTTGGAAAACTTGAACGAGTTGTACTTGCAGTTGCGAGTTACAATGGATGCCGCGGCTGCCGCCGGTGTGCGCGTGCAAGGGGCCAAAAGTCTTCTGACCGAGTACCAAGCCAAGCTGCAAGCTTTGGCAAGTGAACACAAGACTTCCCGTAACGACATAATCATTACATACGATCAGGAAAGGGGATTCTTTGAAGCGGAATTGGAGGAAAAACTCAAAATTGTTCGTGGCTTAGTAGATGAGCTGAGGGTTGCGATGGTGGACTTGGGCCGCTGCGAGGGCAGGGGACGAGTCGGCGTAACACGAGAAGAACATGGCGAGTTTGCGTCTCTGAAACTGTGGTGTAAAGACTACTTCGCAAATTTGACCAAATCAAAGACTAAGCTGTGTGCTGAAGAGGAAACTTTAAGGCGCCAGTTTTGCAGCGATGAGAGAAAAGAAGCGAAAGAATTGACGAATGCTGTTGCTGCTTGGAATGCGCTTTTTGCGCCGTGTAGAAAGGCCTGTGCTTTGGAGGAATCCAGCAGGTTTTTGTTAACGAGCCAGGAGCAGCAAGCACGAGACAAATTGTCCGAAGCCTCGAGGAAACTATATGCTGATCGATGTGTCAAAGAAACCATGAAGCTCTCACAAAAGTTTGAAAAGTGCTGGAAACGACTGGTTGAAGAATTGGGTGACAGTGACAGGATGGCGCGCAACACGTTTGCGTTGCAGAAACAGTTGATTGAAACTCTTTTCCGGACTGAGGTCGCAAGTAAAAAGCTTGAAGCTCGAGCAGCCCTGATGTTGACAACAGACGGGACGGCGGAGAAGAAAGCTAATGAAATTGAAAGCACGCCGGGGAAAACAAAAAGGAAAGCAAATAAGAAGGCGAAGACCAGTGATGTGACGCTGGAGTCCAGTGTGCACGGTTCGAAAGCAATTGAGTTGAAGCATCTGTATGCGTTGGAGATTACGTTTGACGGGGAGGCGCTCATTCACAACGGTTACCTTGTCGGTATGGCAGGGGGCTGCTGGGGATTCATCACCAACCGTCACCGCAGTTCAAACTGTCGTAGTTTCTTGAGCGCTGGGGATGTTATCACTTACAAGCTTATCAACTGTGGCGGCACCGTTGTGGGCTCTGGCTTGATCACCATTGGTAAGCTGGGTAGCAGGGAACAGTATGTTTACTACCACGACGACGCCGACAAGATTTGCATTCCTTTGCCAAAGGTGGCTGGTATCGAGTTAAAGAAAGTTAAGCTACGCGGTGCACATGTGCGCAGCCAGCGAGAAATTTTGGATGCTCGAGCGTTTTGGTGCGTTTCGGAGAAGGACTCTTATGTCTGGAAACAAAACAGCGGCACCATAACGAATTTCAATGGAGCAGTGTTCAGCGTGAACGCTACCACTGAAGCCGGTACCTGCAGGATGGCGTGGTATACAGCGGAGGGCACAGTCATTGGTGGCCAACGCTACGCCAGGCTAAACAATGGAAACCCTGGTGGAGACTATGACAACATCCTGCTGCCAAGTAGTTCCGAGGCAGATGCCCCGACGAGGCGTGTGCGGTGCTCCGCGTTTGACTCAGATTTGAATGGGCCTGGTGCAGATTCGATCACGGTGGAAAACAAGGGGCTTGTCAGTTTACCATGGGACACCTGGATTCATATCCTGGACTTTCTCCCGGACGTGGCGTCAGTGGATTTGAATTTCTACTTCTGGTGGAATTACCCTGATGTCTTGCATGGAGGAACACCGGAATATCGATTTTTTTGTTCCAAGTATTCAGAACACACAGGGCTCTTCGGTCAGTCGGACTGGGGGGACTTCGAGTTACTACCTGAACTTGTTAGTGCATTTTTGCACAGGGCACCGGAAAGGACGTTTCTCAGGACCCAAGGGATGACTGATGGCGCTTATGACTTTGAATTTGACCTGCGTGCGATGGACAACATGACGACAATTGGCAACAAGTTGGACGTTGATTTGGACATCGACGAGAGGTTCGGTGCGACTGGTGCTACCGAAATGTCCATACGCTATTTGCAGTTGGACAGGGAGGCAGCAAAAAAGTACCTGCGATTTGAGCTTTTGGAAACTCTGTACCATACATATTTCGAAAGGATGGACGCTTATAACGACTACAAAAACTGCCTCGTGCATTTTCTGTACCGCTGCAAGCAACCTGATTTTGAAATTTTGGACTGGACTGAAGATGGCCCGCATGACCTGGTACATTTGGAACGCACTGTTGCTTGGCAGAACACATACTCGAGGAGGGACCGCAACCTGCTGGTTTTGTGCGGCGATGTGGAATCCAATCCTGGGCCTGTGACGTATCAAGACGACACAGCAGAGACTCTAACGGAAAGGCGGTCGGTGCAAGCATGGGGGAATGCGATACTTAAAGACTGGAAGGTCAATAAGTTACGCGTGCGGCAAACTTTGTGGGGAACCGCAAAACACGTCCTGGCGAAGCCGGGAGTGCCCATGTGCAAAAGGGAAGTGCTGCAGTTCGGCACCCGACTCAAATGGAACGTAGATGAGGCTTTGATGCGGCAGGTGTGGGCACACGTCGCAGAGGACGACTCGTTAGTTGGCGCATGCATGGCACCAGCGTTGAATTTGGAAGCATACAAGGAGGCAATTCGCTACCTGTTTCGACCAGACAAAAACCAGTCGCCGTCTGCGGGCATGACCATGCCGGGCTGCTCCCAGAATGAATTTTTCAGGTCTCTCGCGCAAACAGGAGCCACAAACGAGCAGATTGTGGAGGCGGGGGCCGTCTGGTTACGCCGAGGAGAGCAAGAACTCATTGCATATCAAAGAGCTACATTGGAGGAAAGGAGAGAACGCCGTCTGGCCACTGCCTTTGTTTGCCAATACTTCCAGTGGGGAGTTTTTGGAAAAAAAGACAAATATTCTCTGGACAAGGTGAATAATGGTCGAGGACGTTCAATTCAGACTCCCAGTGTGCAGTTGAAGGCTTTGTGGTACTTATTCTGTGGAGAGAACGACAGAGCATGGATGAAGAATATCCGCTACCGCGTGGGGCAGAACGTCAATGGGCAGTTGCCGAGAGCATTGCTAATGAAGTACGCCAGCGCCAAAGCAGTTTTTGCAGCAGACGTCACGGGTTGGGACCGCAGGATGCATGAGAAACTCCTTTATGGTTTTTTTAATGTTTACATGCCGATGGTAAACCCAGGGGTCAGCGCAGAGATGATGGAGTTGTTCCGATCCACGACGTCGAACTCCATTTTGGTTTTTCAAGATGGTGCCCGCTGGCAAAAGGAGCACGGAAATCCGAGTGGGTTCCCGAACACTTTGCGACTAAATTCGGTAGTTCTGCGAGTGTGCGACCTGTACATCGCGTGCAAGTTAAGCGGGATGACCCCAGAAGCGGTGGAAGAGGGAAGGTTTGCAGAGTACTGCGGGGACGACTCCAGGATATGGGTCTCAGACGAAGCACTGCTGTCGACAATTGGACCGAGGTTGAAGGAGGAATGGGAAAAAACATGGAGCTGGGAAGTTAAAGAGGAAGGCCACAGCATTCTGCCAGGCACAACACTCAAAGCTTTCATGGAACATGTGGATGACGTCCCTTGCTTCATCTCCCGGGGTGTCGCTGTCCGCGGAGTGGGCCACGACGTGGTGTTTTTCACACCCTTGCTGAAATCAGACCGACTGTATTCTAAACTAAGGTACGATTACGAGCAAGAAAGAGAAGAAGATCGCGTTGAAGGTGTGTCCGCGGCCATGGGGTACCTTGTGTGGTGCCATTTTGAAGGGCACAGGTTCGTGCCGGCGGTGGAGGGCATCGTTGAGCAGTTCGGTGAGCGCGGACTTGAAGCTTGTTTTGAAGCCATTGTCAATTTCGATCGTTCGCTTTATGGGAAGGCTGTGGTTTTGGAGGGTCGCGTGAATGAAAAAGCGTTTTCTCACAAGAGTTTCCACAAGAAACGGTCTAAGCGTTTGAAAGATGGACAAGGGGTTCGAAGAAGGATACGCCACTGGGACAGCGACGAAGATTATGAAAAGTATGTGTCGTTGCTGGAGCAGGGGAGGTACAAGGAAGCCTACGAATTCTTGGACGAGTGTTGGAACGAGGACTACTACCATGCGGAACTGAGCGAGAAGCAGCAGGAGGAGTACGATTTGTTGGTTGAAAATGCTTTGAATGACAATATCGATGACGACAATGACCAGTCGGATGTGATACTTCGACGGGAACTTGAAGACATACGTTATGATTTTGAACAAGAGAACAACAGAGCGTACCACCAGCGGCAAGCGCGAAACCGCCAGTCTCGTACCTACACCGCATGACATATGCAAAACCTGTATTTTTAGCCGTGATTACATAACAAAAAACCTGAAAACCAAAGAAAAAGTTTGTCTTTTACTTTACGTTGTAATTTAATTAAATTTTCTTCTGTGGAACCAAAAATTCTTTTATGAATGGCAAAGAACAAAAACAAATCGAAGAGCGGTGGAGGAGGCAACGGCACGGTGACAATTCAGCTGAAAAAGTCATCGGGCAAGAAGTCGCCAGGGAAAAAGAAGAAGTCTTCCAGCAGGAAGAAGGCGAGTGTTGTGACGGTGGTGCCCCAGGCGCATCTGGCCGGGAGCAAGCAGGTGACGAAGAGGGTACACTCCCTTCTGATGCCTACATTGTCCTCCGCAGTTGCGAGAGCTGTGGCGCTGCCACTGTCGTACAACGCCCGAGTTCCTGATCCCTGGGACACACGTGAAACGGCGCTGGCCAACCCATATGTGATCTTGGAGAACAGGTTTACTGAGGACGCTGCGAATTACAGTCTTATGGAGGGTGGCACTACGGTTTACGCAGTGTCACGAGACCCGCTGCGATGGCTCATGAAATACAATCGGAACTACAACGTCCCTTGGGACTACTCATACACGTTTTCAAGTTCTTCTTACGACGTGAACGGTATGTACCGGACGGAGAGGCTGGACATGTCCAAATGCGACACGGTGCAGCAGCTTTCTTTTGTTGACATGAAATACGAAGCTGGTTCCAGGGCTTATGGTGCAGTACAGTATCCTGCTTGGGACAACTATCATTGTTGGACGTGGATTGATGCAAAGTCGATCACCGGTGTGGAAACATCACTCGTGGCGGCGATTCACACAATACCTACTGGCGACGCTCTTGCTCCGGCGCTAGTCAGTCACTATTTTGATGCTTGGTTATACGGGGCCAGTGAACCTATGAGGTGTGAGTTTGTTCAGGACGGTGCAGCACTTGGCGTGATCTTACTGAAGCAAAGCGGGTATTATCGTTTTTCGTATACTGCCCCTTCCTTGCTTGGGTTGGGTTACTACTTGGGCGTCAAAGTTACTGGAAGATCTGACACTTTTGAGTTCATGCCGGTTCCGGGTTTCGCTGAAAGGTCGCAAGACATACCAGAAGTTCGTACTGTGGGCACGAGTTTGATGTTAAGCCCAGCCAGCACAGCTATGGCGGAGGGTGGATTGGTAATCGGTCTGCAGATTCCCGAGGGGGAGTTCGCAACCACATACCTTAATCTCGCAACTGATGGCTTTGAGGCTCAAGGCACTCTGGACAGAATGCTCTCAGCACGGCATGCGAAAAGTATGGACGCTTCGAAAGGGATCTACGGTTGGCACAAGCCGACAGCAGAAACCGATCTGGGTTTCCAGAAACCTTTCATCTACAACTCTCTCGCAAACAGCACAGATCCTGCGTTGACACCTTCTGGGCGCACCCAGGCGGTGGGCTATCGCGGGGCTCTGTTTCCAAAAGGCGGATGGATGTTGTGCGCATGGAAAGGAGCGCCAAACCCGACAACTGGCCTGGCATTTCCAGGCTGCAGCATAAAAGTGACAGCGGCGATTGCTATGAATTTCGATACGGAAAGTGTTTGGTACGATGTGCGGAAAGCGAGCGTTGGGGCACCATTGGTTGAAATACGCGGAATGCTCGAGGGCGTTCAGCAATTTACCGAAAACCCATTTCACTTCAAGGACATCACCAACTGGATCAGAAAGAACTCTGATACCCTTAAAGGTCTGGCTAAGAAGGGACTCACAGCTTTGGCGGGAGCCTTTGCACCTGAGGCTTTGCCGCTTGTTTCGGCCATTAACGGACTGTATTGAAAGCCAACTCCACGCTACGGGAATGGTGGTAACCCGTAGTTTTCACATACCACCCGGGACATTGGTACGGCTTGGAAACCGTACACCCCACCTCTCTACAAGAGCACACCAGACGTGGCAGCATTATTTTGAGACGAGTATCAGTTTTTCTGAAAACCCCTTAACGGGAAGGTACTAAGACTCTCCAAATTTTGTTACACACGCAGTGCGATGACTGTAGTAGACACGTGAG